AGACCATCTTCGAGGACGCTCGCTCTAGCGGCTCCCTGAAGGAGGCCATCCTGGCCCACGCCGATGCCTACGGCATCAAGCAGATCGAGACCCTGTTCCCGGATGCAAAGGATCTGTGGACTACTCCGGAGTTCATCAAGCGCAAGACCGATTGGGTCGACTCCGTTGTTGGTGCTGCCAAGCACTCACCCTTCTCCCGAATTCGCACCCGCTTCGCCGACATTACTGCTGATGAGGCCCGTGCCCGGGGTTACATCAAGGGTAATAAGAAGGAAGACGAGGTCTTCACGCTTCTGCAGCGTACCACCTCGCCGACCACCATCTATAAGAAGCAGAGGTTGGATAGGGACGACATCCTGGACATCACTGACTTTGATGTCGTCTCCTGGATCCGCGGTGAGATGAAGATCATGCTTGAGGAGGAGCTCGGTCGGGCCGTCCTCATTGGTGATGGTCGACCTGTCTCCTCCAAGGACAAGATCAAGGAGGACTGCATCCGCCCGATCTACAAGGAGGACAGCCTCTACGCTCCTCGCGTCATCCTGGCGAAGGAGACGTCGGTCGACGACATTCTGGACTCTATTGTTCGGGCCCTGGATGACTACGATGGCGCCGGTAACCCCACATGGTTCGCCGATCCCCGACTCGTCACCGAGATGCTCCTTCTGAAGGACAAGATGGGCCACCGCCAGTTCCGCACCCTTGCTGAGCTGGCCGACTACATCGGCGTCTCTAAGATTGTCAAGGTTCCGCTGATGAAGGGTCTGAAGCGCACCTCTACCAAGAATGGTGAGCTCGAGGCTCTGGGTATTATCGTCAATATGTCCGATTACACCATTGGTGCGGACAAGGGTGGTCAGCTCTTCGCGGCTGAGGACTTCGACATCAGCTTCAACCAGTACCATTACCTCCTGGAGACTCGTCTCTCCGGGGCGCTGACGAAGCCCAAGTCGGCTGTTGTCGTCGAGCGCAAGGTTGAGTCTGGTAACGTCGTCGCGGAGCCGTGATAGATGGCCAAATTCTTCGGTGAGATAGGATTTGTAACTCAGGTCCAGACCGAGCCGGGAATTTGGGAAGACAAACCAATCGAGAAGCAGTACTATGGTGATGTGTTTCGTGAAGCACGACGTTATGGTAGCAGCGACGAGATTCTGGGGAGTATCAACCTCAGCAATCAGATCAGCATTATCGCTGATGGGTTCTTAACAGATAATATCCAGAACCTCAAGTACGTACGCTGGATGGGGGGACTTTGGAAGATCTCCTATGTGGAGCTGAAGTTCCCCCGTCTGGTTCTCGAGTTGACGGGGGTGTATAATGGACCGACGGCTAGCTCTCCATGAGAAGCTGGTCGAGATCCTCGGGTCGGACAAGGTCTATTACCAGCCACTCCCGTCGCTTAAGCTCTCGTATCCGTGCATCGTATACGAGCGGCATCCGGGTGATCCGATGTACGCGGACAACATCAAGTATATCAAAGCGAACCGGTTCCAGGTTACTCTGATTGCCCGGCATCCCGAGGACCCGACACGAATGAAGATCGAGGACCTTTTGTTCAGCCGCCATGAGTCTCGACTCGTAGCGGACAACCTATATCACGACATCTTCGACGTCTACTATTAGGAGATAAAATGGCAGCTCTCACTTGGGATAAGACCGGTGAGCGCCGTATTGAGACTGGTGTCGACCACTGCGCACTCTATGTGTACGACCCGGCCCAGAAGATGTACGGCAAGGGCGTTGCTTGGAATGGTATCACCGCCATCTCTGAGAAGCCCGAGGGCGCCGAGGCTACTGACCTCTACGCCGACAACATTCTGTACCTCTCCATGCTCTCGGCCGAGAAGCTGAAGGCCACAATTGAGGCCTACACCTACCCCGATGAGTTTGAGAAGTGCGACGGCTCTGCTGAGCTCACCAAGGGCGTCAAGATCGGTCAGCAGGACCGACTCGCCTTTGGCCTCGTCTACCGAACCAAGATTGGTGACGACGTGGCAGGCCAGGACAAGGGCTACAAGCTCCACATCCTGTACGGCTGCAAGGCCTCTCCTTCCGAGAAGGGGTACAAGACCGTCAACGACTCTCCCGAGGCGATCTCCTTCTCTTGGGAGCTGTCCACCACCCCTGTCACAGTGAGCGGTGCTAAGCCGACCTCCCTGCTGACCATCTCGTCTCTCGACGTCGATGCCGGTAAGCTGAAGGCCCTCGAGGCCAAGCTGTTCGGTTCTGACGGTGGAGCCCAGGGCGGTGGCGCTGCTACCGAGCCCAAGCTCCTCCTGCCGGACGAGATCAAGGCTCACTTCGCAGGCTGATATACCACAC